GATGTTACATGGCTTATCGTGAGTGCAATGGATTCTTCGCAACACGTGACAGTAAAGCAGATAACATTTGCTATAAGACATTAGTAGAGATGTATTTTAAATAAACTGTAAGTCTGAGGAGTAAGGTACTATTACTCAGCATGTTAGGATAGGTTGTAATTACACACCCGATACGCAGTAAGATAATATATCTTCTTGACTAGCGAGGCGTATCAACGGTGAGCTAGTGCTTTGCAATCTATCCTTAATGAATTAACAAGGAGATATGTTATGGAACATATAAATAAATATAAATATATAGTATGGGTAGGTGGTGTAGATGATTATTACACTAACTATAAAGATGCTAAAAGAGACTATGATGATTGGATAAGCAAAGGCTATGACCAAGTTAGCATAGTAAAAATTAATGAATTACCTAGTGATAGGTAGTGGGATAGATAGGTTTCTATGGCTAGTTTTCCTGTCTATCCTTAATGAATTCTATACATGGTGTATAGAAGTAATGAGATGTTATATACCTATGTACTGACATACATAGGTGTACATCTGGAGGAACAATATGAGTAGTATGAAAGAACTGTTAACACATGCAGTAGATCCAACAAGCAATGAAGAAAGAAACTTGTTAGACCAATCAAGCATGAGCTTGCACTGGGATAAGTTTTATTGTCAAGGATATATAATGGCATTAAGTAAAAAGAAACTGGTGATAAGCAAAGAACTAGTATTGCTTGAATCTTTCGTTCAGCTATTAGAAAAAGCTGCTGACCTAAAAGAACATGAAGAAGATAAAGCAAGACATGAAAACAATTAGACTTGTTTACTTCAAATGGAAAGGGTTAGACTTAGTAGCTACTATGAGACAATCTAAGTCTATACCTGCAAGTGATATCTTAATTGATATACAAGCAGTATCGTGGGGTGAAACAGGCTTGGAGTTTCGTGGCTGTATATGTCATGAAGATATTCCAAGCAGAGTTATATCTCATGATGATACTTACAAACCATTTGGTGGTTGTGTTTGGGAGTACAAAGTATCACCTAAAGAAACTACTTTAGAATTTAGATACGCTATACCTCATAAATATCCAGACATTTGGAGTAGACACAAACAATCCATGCGTGATGAATGGGTAAAGACTGCTAAAAGTATTCTTGACCAGATTGTTCATGACAATCAACAACAACACACATTATTCTAAGGAGGAACAATGAGCAAACTAAAACCAATAACAGAAGAATGGGAACCATCTTCACACACTGAAAATAAAATGAGAACAAACTATCCAGAGGTGGACATAGATTATGAGCAAGAAAAATTTATCGACTATTATCTCAGCAATGGAGCGATTAGAGCAGATTGGAACGCAAGTTTTAGAATGTGGATCAGACGTTGCGTTGAATACAAACAGTCCCATGAAAGCAAAGGGCATACTGCAACAGGTACCAGAGAGATTCAGAATCGAAGGAGTAGAATCTCTGGAGTTGCGCAGTCAAGAGATACAGGACAAGCTGATAGCAAAGTCAAACGACTTCGTATCAAACAAGGAGATTGATGAATCAGCAATGGCAATGATTGATGTCTTTGCACAGACAATGAGCAAAGCTACTCACAAAGGTATTGCTCTTACTCTTGAGCGTGTAGCTAGTACGTTTCAAGTCAAGGTTCCAGATGACTTTGGTTTACATACTTACTTCGATATATTAGAAGTTTATCCACAGTTTGTATTGGACTATGCAGCACATAACTTATTATGTTCTTACAAGTATCCAAGACTACCACTGCCCAAAGACTTCATTGATATATGCAATCCATATTATGACGCACATAAGAAATGGCTCATTAAAACAATCAATCACTTCCATACTCTAGGCAAATATAAGCTGTCATTAGTAGAACAAAAGTAGTACAATCAATACATAGGAGGAACTATGACAAACATAATACCTTTTCCTACACAGGAAAAAAAATATAATAGAAACAATTTCATCGGTGGATCTGATGCTAATCGTTTGCTATACAGACTTGATAAGCAAGACTGGGAAACTGTAGGCAATCAATGGGATACTTTATATCTAGAAAAGATTGGCGAACAAACACCAGAAGATTTATCAGATAACATAAGAGTACAGATTGGTATAGCTACTGAGCATATCAATATACAATGGCTAGAACGTGAGCTTGATACTGACATAACAAGAGATGTTATTGTTAAACCAGATGGATTCATGGCATCTAACCTTGATGGTATTACACAAGATAATCAATTAGTAGAATGTAAACACACATCAGAACGTAATCGTATGGAGTTAGTAGCACAAAACTACTACCCACAGCTACAACACTACATGATGCATACCGATACAGATATGATTCATCTTGCAGTTATATTTGGCAATGGACGTTGGGAATCTACAATAATAACTAGCGATCCAACATATCAAATGCAACTTAAAAGTGTTGAAACAATTTTTTGGGATTGTGTTAATGACAAAAAACTACCTAGCAATCATCTTGATAGTTTGTTTGGAGCTAAAGTAAAAGCACCTACTGATATCAAGCTAAGTGGTATGCGTAGAGTAGATTTCTCAGACAACACAATCTACAAGAAAGCAGTAAAACAATATCATGAAACAAAACCATACGTTAAGTTACATGATGAAGCAAAAGGCACCATCAAGGAGCTTGTTCCAGATGATGCATACGAAGTTACAGGCGGTGGTATTGTCATCAAACGTAGCAAAAACAATCGACTAACCATTAGGGAGGAACAATCTAATGAGTAATTATACACAAGACCTTATCAAAAAGTTTAAAGAAAAATATAAACTTGATAGCAATGACTTCTGGGATTTAACTAGAGGTGGTAAATCTACATGGATAATAAAACATAATGCATTAGAAAAAATTGCAGCTCAGGAAAAATACACATGGAAACTAGACGTACTCAACTTTAGTCCAGATGTTGTAGTCAAATGTATTGCTGAAACAAATGACGAAGAAGATGCATTCGAATATAGGGTTGTTGAATCATTAGGTGAGAGCAGTAGTAAGAACACAATGAACTCATATCCATATGCGATGGCAGAGAAACGTGCAGTAGATAGATGCATACTCAAACTGCTCAATGCACATGCATATCTATACTCTGAATCAGAGGCAGATGAGTTTAAAAAACCATCAACAACTAAAATGGAGGCAATAATAAAACATGGCAAATCTTAATCAAGTAACTGTCATCGGTAGACTGGGAGATTCCCCAGTCGCTGGTGATACACGTAATGGTAAACGCTATATGCGTTTATCAATAGCAACTAATCAAGGATATGGTGACAAAAAGAAAACTGTATGGTGGAATGTTATCGTCTGGAATAGTAATATTGTAGAGAACCTTGAATCTAAATTAACCAAAGGTATGCAGGTATATGTACAAGGTTCATTAGAACAGGATGAATATGATGGCAAACCTACCTTTCAAATAGTCGTCGCATTCGGAGGAGAGATTCTTATGCTGGATAGTGTAAGAGAAAAGTCTGAGGGTAACATTGACCCCACTCCACCTATACCCTCAGACGATGACATACCATTCTGATGACTAGGCAACAAACAGAAGTGTTCAACTATATCAAACGATACATAAATATCAGTGGATATAGTCCAACATACAAAGAAATAACACAGCATTGCAAGTTATCCAGTCGCTCTCATGCTTGGAAAGTGGTTGATGCACTAATAAAAAGTGATCTTATCATTAAGAAAAACAAAAAAATTTGTTTGACCAATGAATAAAAAGAAAGAGATGCAAAGAATATATCTATCCCAAAAAGAGGATGGATGTATTCTTTGCAATCATCTTAATAAACCACAATCATCACCAACTGAAATACACCATCTAAGAAAAGGTCAAGGCATGTCACAAAGAGGAAAACTATGTATACCACTATGCGTCAGACACCACAGAAGTCATGAGGGATATCATGGTCTAGGGCGCAGAGGTTTTGAAAAGACATACAATGTAACAGAAGAAAAACTATTTCAAGAGTGGCAATTTTTATCAAGCATAGATGTAGATTGGTCAGAACTGTAAACCAAAGAGATAGAGGAGGAACCAACTATCTCAATGGATTGTCTGACCTAGCTTTCATCTCATTTACAACAGCGTTAAGTACAGCAATTTCAGCTTTGTTAATTGCTATATCTTGTACCAAAGGTTTGATATCAGGTGCTGATTGTGATTCAAGCACATCAATCCTTTGTATTAACTGACCTTGAAATACAAAAAGTGAACCAATAGTTATAACTAAACCTACGATTCCTGCTATTGTTTTAATATCCACGTATTCTCCTTAGATGTTCTTCTGCTCTTATACGATTACTTACTGCTTCATCAATTTTTTCTTTACGTTGAACCATACTGTCCTGATATGGATCCTG